CGCTAACGCCGTACTTCTGCCGACTGGTGAAGCCACTTGCCGCCAGGCTGAGCGCGGCCACGCCGGATCCATACAGCACCTGGTTGCCGTTGATCGGGACTGTGTTGAGCGCGTAGCGCATGATCAGGCAGCCGTCAGCGTCAGCGAGTTGATGTCGAACACGAAGATGTCGCCAACGGTGATGTTGACCGGCGTGGTCAGCGCTTGCGATAGGATCATGTTGCCGGTCGTGGCGGCATTCCACATCGACCAGTGCGTGATCGTGACGGTGGCCGCGCCATTGTTGGCGCTGAAGGTAAGCACGTTCTTGTTCTTCGTTTCCTTGGCGGCGCCGGAGGTCACCGGCGCGGTCCAGCCGCTGCCGATCGCCCCGCCCGCCTCTACGTTCTTGCGCGTGTACGACGGCCACGCCGTCAGCGTCACCTCGTTGGTCGTGACGCCATCCTCGGTCGGCGCGGCGGTGTGCAGCGCGATATAGGTCAAGCCCGGCGCCGGAAAGGCCGCCTGGCCGGTGATGGCGTTGAGCAGGTTCAGTTCGGTGTAATCGGATGCGGCGCTCATGGTATTCCCTTAAAAGTTGCTGGATTTGGTGCGCATGGGGGCGCGCTGCTGGCCTTTGAACCCCAGCGTTCGCAGGCCGTCGAGTTTGCCGGCGAATGCCGCGCTGAAGGCGACGGCCAGTTGCACGTTGGTGAATGCCTTGCCGGGCAGCGCCAGGATGCGGCCGAGCGCGCCGTTGGCGATCGTTTCGCGGTACTGGTCTGACAGGTAGTCGGGCAGCTCGTCGCAGTCCTGCGCTGGCTTGAGCCATAGCGACACCTTGACCGCGCCGTCCTGCACCGGGAAGATCCGGATCGTGTTCATCTCGGTCTGGGTGACATAGGCCGGACCGCTCGCCACTTCCGCGTCGCGCCAGTTGTGGTAGCGCGCGTCGAGGTATGCGGGCGTGACGCGGGTGAGCGCGCAGCCGTCGAAGCGCACCTCCTCGATGTCAAGCAGCACGGAGCCAAACGGCGTGGTGATGCCCTGCGCGTACTGGTCGGTGACGTTGAACTCGTCCTCGTAGCGCCACGATCGCGTGGCCTCGCAGAAGTCGATGGCGGCCTGGCGGATCGCCCAGAACGCAGTCGGCTCCGGGCACGTCGGCGCGAACTGGTTGATGTTGATCAGGAATTCGTCGAGCGGCTTCATGCGCTGTTACCCTTCGGGGAATTGGTTCGGACCGCTTGGTCGGGCGTGGCGATGGCGTCCATGAACGCCTGGTACATCTGGCCGGCGAGCGCGCCCTGCGAGAACTCGGAATCCTTGGTGTGGCAGCGGTACAGCGCCCAGTTGACGATGGCGTTGATGAACTCGGCGCGCATGTCGAGCACATCCTCCTCGGCCACTTCGGGCGGCGGCATCGACAGCAGCGCCTCCACGGTGGCGCCGGCATTGGCTGGCGGGTAGACGTAGAACGTCGTTGGCGTGCGCTCGTCGTAAGTGAAGTGTTTTGTCAGCCCAGCTTTGATCGTGTGCCAATCTGGCTGCGCGTCGTCAAGCAATTGGCGATCGGTGATGCGGATCGCTCGGCCCGGCTTGCCGGCAATGATGTTGCGGATGATGTCAAGCACCTGCGCAGAACCGACAGGCGCCGTTTGCAGCGTGCCGGCGACCAGTGTGAGCTCTTGCGTCACGCTGCGCGCAGCAGGCCGGCGCAGCACGATTTCGCGCGCCGCATCGTTGATCCAGCGCAAGCGCTCCGGGACATCCCAGCGGGCGCGGTCGTCGTCGTTCATCAGGTTATCAAGACGCGCGAGCAAGTCGGCCGCTGGGATTGCCATGTTATGCCTCGTTGATCGCGGCGCGCAGCTTCTCGACGCTCAGTTTGTGGTGCGGCTTCTTGCCAAGCTTGGCCTCATACTCGGCGACCAGCGTGACGCGCTCGGCAGCTTCGTCGATGACCGGCGGCGGCGTGTCTTCGCCCAGCTCGTCCTCGACATCAGGCGCGGCTGCGTTGAGCACCGTCAGCGCCTCGTCGATGAAGTCGGCGCGGGTGTCGACGCTCAAGCTGTTCCAGTCCTCGGCCGACATATCAGCCTTCACGAAGCCCATGCGAGCGAACTGGTTGACGGTGTAGACGACGCCGCCGATGGTGACATCAGCAGGGTGCAGCACGCTCTCAAGGATCGGCTCGACCTCCTGCTCCTGCTCCTCGACTGGCGCGCTGGCGGCCACGACGAACGCAGGGACTTCCGGCGCGACGCCGTCAGCGGAATAGAGGCGGTAGCCCTCGGGGATGCTCAGGAAGCGCGCGATGTGCTCCTCGACCGTGACCTCGGCCACGTGGGCGCCGTCGGTCAACGGGGTGAAATGGTAGTTGGTGCTGCCCAGCTTCACGGCTGTGCCGCCGGTGCGCTGCAGTTTGCATTCGATTTGCATCTCGTCTCCCAACGATTAGATGTGAAAAAGCGGGGCGCTTTGGCCCCGCTCCCGGTGCTGCTGCTTAGAACTGCAGGTTGCGGTCAGCAGCGTACATGCGCACCAGCAGGCGAATACGGCCGGCCACTGCGGTCGTCGGGGCAGCCTGCACCTTGACACCGATGGAACGATCCGAATCGGTTGGCAGGATTTTGTAGCCGCTCGGCAGGGTCATGCTCGATGCGACGCCGGTGCGGGCGGCCACATCGGCGGCGAAGATCTCGGCGCCCATGGTGCGAGCATTCACGGTGTCGCCAGGCGTACCCGACAAGATGCCGACGTCCAGCGCGATAGCCGTGCCGGTGTCCAGATCATCCGGAATCAGGGTGCAGGAGCCGATCGCATGGCCGGCCGGCAGCACGCCGATATCGAAGATGTTATTGAGCGCCAGTTGCGCGGCGGTGACGTCGATGAAGAACGGGTTGATCACCTCGTTGCCGGCCATCGACGATACGCACGTCGCGAGCTGGTTGGTGATGAACTTGGATGCGAAGGTTGCCATGTTTGAAGCTCCTGAAAATTGGGTTGGAATGCATCACAACAGGCCGGCGGTCAGGCCGGCCCACTGCGTTATGCGTTCGGATCGGTGGCGGCGGTGTCGATCGCGATCACGCCGAAGTCGCGGTTGTTGAAGCGCGTCTTCTTCATGCCGGCGATGAAGCCGGATGCGACGACCGGCTCGTTGCCGTGATCCTTGGTTTCTTCCGACCAGCTATATTTCATGCCGCCGGTGGTGCCGTAGGCGATGACAGCAGCTTGACGACCCAGCAGCGTCGCGCGAGCGGCGTTGACGTTGGCGCCGGCGCCGTAGTCGCTGAATCGGATCTGGTTGCGGTGCTTGTGCAGCACAGCGCCGCCGATCATGCCCAGCCCGCCCTTGAAGATCGGGTTGTTGCGGCCTTCGGCAGCAGCAGCGGCCTTCTGGATGTCCAGCCAGCCGTTGACGTCCGAGACGCGCAGGTCGTAAGCCTGGTCCGGGGTCATCAGCAGGACGTACTGTTCTTCGTCGCCGTTTTTGACCGCGACCATGTTGGCCGTTTCCGGATTGCGCGCTTGCATCATCTCGGCCTTGTTCAGCGCCTTCTCGATGACGACCTTGCTCATCTTGTCGGAGGCGGCCAGGGTCGCCTTGCTGGTGGCCACGCCGCCGTAGATCAGGTGGTCCGAGTCAGGCGCTTGCAGCGGGTTACCAGCGAAGCCGGTATAGGTGACGTCTTCGATGAAGTCCTGGTTGATACCGCGCGCGCCGGCGAGGTACATGAAGAACAGTTCGTCCGTCAGACGGGCGAAGTAGTCCGACAGGCGGTTCTTGGCGATGGTGCGCAGGTCGTGGGCGACGCGCTTGCGGGTCATCTTGCCGCCGGCGCTGGCGCCGTGACGCACCTGGTCGATGCTGACCTGGTCGGTGTAGAACTTGAGGCTTTCTTCCTTGCCTTCCAGACGGTCATCGCCGTAGGTTGGCTTGTTGCGCATTTGCACGCACAAGTCGAAGCTGATCTTGTCGCCCGCATCCGATTCCAGTTCAGTCTTGCGCTGGATGACGCTGTTGTCGTCGGCGCCGATGAAGCGGTTTTCGAAGTAGGATTTTTTGCGCTGGTCGACCGACAGTGTCGCAGACCATTTCTTGATGGTCTTTGGATCGGAAGTGCCGAAGGTGGTCGTAGTCATGGAGTGTTGTCCTTGAAATGGTTAAAATTTCTCGGCCGACACTCCTGCGCGGGCAGATGTTGCGATTCTCCCTGATAAGTTGAACAAATGCAACCTATTCAGGGAGAAATGTTTACGGCTTGCCGTTGATCCCCGTTGCCGCCGCGATCGATGCCGCTGTTCGCTGCTGCACGCGCTCAACAGGAATGGATCGATCAGCCTGAATTGCCAGCCTCGTGCCCTTCCCTGACTTCTCCTCAAGCGTGATGATGGCGGTTCCCACCCTCACGCTTTCGCCTACTTTGAGATCAATTTTTAGCATGGTTGCTTTTGGTTGGCTTCGGTTATTTGTCGGACAGAGGCATTTTGGCGCACTCGTATTTCAATTGCCGGTGATCCTTCAGTTCCATAGCAGCGGCGACCCGCTTGCGCTGGTCATGCTTCGGATCATTAATAAACGCCTCACATTCGGCTTTCGTCATACCAACAGGGCCAAGGGATTCTTGAATGTGCGTCTCGGCGCCGCGCACGCCCTGGCTAACGTACTCCTTGGTGCTGGCCAGGTAAAAGGAGAGAATGAGTGCGGTCCACATGGGGTTGTCCTTACGTCAGGGTGTTGAGGATTTTGCAGACCGACAGCAGCGTATCTGCGTCCTTTTGCTTGCCTAGGCCGTTCGAGTGGATGCTGTCACCGTAGTAACCGAGCGCGTTGTAGGTCGCGAAATCGGTCAGGATTTTGGACGACTGCACAATGATCGCGTCATAAACATCCGCCAGGAAGGTAGTGACGCCATCCTCGAAGAGGTCAAAGTTCGCCTTCGAAATCGACGCTGTGTCGAGCGCTGGGTAGCCGACGTACATGATGTCGAAACCACGGCTGCGCGCCTCGTCGCACAGGATACGATAGCTGCCGCAAATCTGATTCAGGTTCTGGCCTGCCGATTGGTCGTTGTACCAGCCGTTCAGGACCAGCACGCCGTTGGTTACACCGGCGGCCAACTGCGCCATCACCGCGCGCGGCACAAACGCCGTGGTTGCCGTGGTGGTCGGCGTCGTGGCGTTCTCTTGCACACGTGTGCCGGTCAGCGCGCCGTCGATGATGCGGATGCGCGGCGAAGCTGCGACACGGGTTTCGACCCCGATGATGTATGGCGCTGCCGTGCCCGAAGCAGGGACTACGGAGAACGTCACA